CTCTGCTTCAGCCTCCATAAGATCTGGAAGGTATTGTTGAGCCCAACCTTTCGTGTCTTGACTCGTAAAATCGATGTAGTTTGAATCAAGCGTTTGCTTCTGTGAAGCTGGTACGCTGTTCAAATTTCCACCTGGATTTGAAATTGCCATTTTTTCTTAATTTTTATTTTTTAATTTTAAATTTAAAAGAAGCAGAATCATCACCTAACGCACGAACTTTAATACCGCCAACTTCTGTTTCATTGTGAGAACTTCTTGGATCCATATCAATATTCTTAGATCTTTTGACATTCTCTTTAATAGCGTCAGCTTTACCTTGTTCGTAAAAATGTTGAGCGATCGCATCAGCGTTCATAGCAGTGTACAGTCCTTTGTGATAACCCTTAGCGTCTTTCATAGTATTATTTTCGTCTAAAAACTTTTTAACGAAATTATTTATGTCGCTTTGTGTTTCTTTAACTGAGCTAGCGTCTTTGATGTTAAACCTGTAAACTTTTTCTCCGACGTTGTATTCAAAACCTTTGAACTTGTCGTTGAAGAGCTTTGCAGTGTTCTTATCAAAAACATCTTTCTGCTTTTTGCTTACGCGTTGAACTTGCTCTGTTTCTTTATTGTATCTGTTGAAAAAATCCATAGCTTTCTGTTGCTCAGGCGTGAGCTTACTTCCAGCTTTAATCTCTTCATAATATTTAGACTTTTGCCCGTCTAAGTAGGTCTTAGCCTCGGCAACTTGCTCTTTAAAGGCTAATTTTTTTCTTTTAATATCTCTATCGTCATCCATGTCCTCATCAAACGAAAAACGATCTTCAATAAGAAAGTTTATTTCGTCAGAACTTAGATGCGGTTTAGTTCTTTCGTAATATTCACGTAGCGCTTGTTGATCATCAAGTTTTGATGTGTCTCTATTAAGGCGTACGTAATCTTCTAAACTTCCACCAGTATCTTCCATAAAGTCAACTAGCTTCTGTATATTTTCAGGTAGTGGTTTTCCAGTTTCCTCAGCTTCATCAAGGGCTTCCATAACCTCTTCTTTGGTTACAGTCTCTTCTTCTGAAACTTCTTCTAGTACTGGTACTTCTTCTTGTACTTCTCCTTCCGGCTGTACTTGGTCTTCACTTTGTGCGGGCTCGGCGTTTTCATCGCTTCCAGCCACTCCTGCGTCGTCAGCGTTGCTTTCTTCAGTTTCATTAGTTATAGGATTTGATAAATCTACTTTGATTACGTCAGGATCGTCTGCGCTTTCAAATTTACTTAAATCTTGTTCAACTGTTTCTTCTGTAGTAGTTTCTTCTTGTTCCACCTCTTGGATCACCTCCTCAAGGTCTGTTTGGTTATTGTTTTCCATAATATAAAATATAAATTGTTATTTAGGTCCAAAAGCTTCTAAACCAAAGCCCTCTCCCATAGTATCATTACCTGCTGATTCAAACTTTTTAGCGGGTTTATTATTTTTTCTTTGATCAATCATTTCACTTTGTTGCGAGGCTTGTATCTTAGTTCTTTCATCTTTACGATCTTCTTTCATGCTTTCTCTTTTTTTAAGATTAGAAGACTCCGCGCCACGTAGCTGCATGTTATAATTAAACTCTATTTCCATTAACTGCTTTTTAGCCTCCATCTCTTGCTGCAGCTTTTGAGCTTCAAAACCCGCCTTGGCTTGCTCTAGTTGTATTTGTGATTGAGTAATAGCTTGATTTTTCTGTAGCTCTATTTGTGCTGCTTGTTGAGCAGCTTGAGCGTTAGACTGACTTTGAGCTTGTATATTTTCCATCTGCATACGACGGTCTCTATCCATTTTTCTTTTTCTACGTATTTTTAAAAGTTGGTTGGCTAGTCTAACACTTTTAACTTCACGTAAATCTATGGCATCTTCAAGATCAATATTCTGCTGCTGAATAGCCATTTGTATATTATTTTCTAGCTTAGCCTTTTCTTCTTCGTCAGGCTCTAGCTCAATAAATATACCAAAGTCATATAAATATAGCTCTGACATTTCTTTTAATGTAGCAACATTATGCACGCCTATTGCTTGAGCAAACGCGTCTTTTGTAGGTGAATACTCTAGTATATCAGATATACGTAAAGAAAGCTTTTCAGCTGTTTCAGCTGTCAGGAACAAACCAGAGTTAAGTATGTGTCTAGTTGCTGTGTTTGAGTTTGCTGCAGCTAGCTTCTGTATACCAACTAACGCGTTTGAGTCAGGCATGCTACCATCTCTAGCTTCATTAAGTCCGGTTACATCGCGGATCATTTGCAGATAATAGTTGTAAGTACCTATTAGTGATTGTAATTTACCTCCTTTGCTGCTAGAGTTTATTTCTTGTATTGGCACTTTACCAGGGTTCATATCACCTTCTGATGTAAAGCTTCTACCTATAACACTACCAGTTTGGAAGAACATGTTAAGTGCTTCTTGCGGGTTATAGTTTGTGCCGTTACCTAAATCTATTTCAGCAAGTCCATCAGCGTCAAGATAAACACCGTCTGGTACCATCTTAGCCATAACTTGCTGTAATTTTAAATGAGTTAATTGTATCATATCAGCAAAGCCGGTGATTCTACCAACTAAACTTTCAATACGTCCATTGTACATGCGAGGCGCTACGATACTGTAGTTCATTTTAACTTTGTTAAAATCGCTTTTTTCACGCATCATATTTTTACACATACCCCATTTAAGTAGCTTTCTGCAACCAGGTATATAAACGCCTTCGTATAATACTTCTATTTTTTTAGCCTCTTTAGTAAAGTCACCAGTCTTATCGCTAGGAGGATTAAACTGATCTGTTTTTCTTATAGCTTTTTGTCCGCCAGAGCCTGTTGTTTTAATTTTAAATACCTCGCTATTATAAGTCTTGTAATTAAAGTAAACTACTTGTACTCTATTCCTGTCTTGTCTTTTTCTAGCGTATCTTTGGCTAGACACTTGAGTTTTCACGTAAGGTGTATCAAGTATCGACTTAATATCCTCGTCTGTTAAGTTAGGAAACTCTCTAACCAGCTCGTTTATGCTTATGTCTTTAACTTCACCAACATAATATATGTCATCAAAATAAGGTGAGTCAGAGTGAGAGTATATTAAATCTGCTGGATCTACATACTTAACTACAGCGCCTTCACTATGGTTGTAATCTGTTTTTACAGCAGCAATACCAAGCGTCGTAATATCATAGTAAAGCCTTTTTTGAATTAAGTCGTAGTTGCTTCCTTGCAGTAGTGTTTTAATCGCTTGTTCTTCTGCTAGCTCTATGCTTTGCTTGTATGTAAGCTGCATGTGTATTTCAAGCTCTTCAGTAGTCTCTGGTAATTCTTTTTGATCGCTAGCTTTAGTGTCTACACCAAAAGCTTGTTGTACTTGATTGTTGTACTGCTTCATCTCCATATCACTAAGTATATTCTCCATATACTCAGTTCTTTCTTTAACGCCGTTTGGAGACTGTGAATACGCTTTTACGTCGTAGAGTCTTTCAGATATACCGTTTACAACTATATCAACAAATTTAGGTATAATAGGTACAGGCTTCCAGTCTAAATTAAGATAAGATAAATCACCGTTAATAGATAATTCATCTTTATATTTTTGTACGGGCTGCTCTCCTCTAGCATACAGTCTTAGCCTGTGAAAATTATTCACGTTGCTGACGTACTTGTAAAGGCTTGCCTCATTATTAAACCACTCAGAGTTTATTGCTTCAGCAACTTTTTTACCGTACTCGTAAGAATTTTTTTCGGCATCACTTACGTCTTGCCTAGGAAAGTTAACATATACTGACTCAGCCATGTTTATTTTATTATCTGGGAATTAAAGCCCTTGTTGTTATATTTAGATATAGTTAAGTTAAGCGGTTGTCTTTTTCTTTCAGCGTGCGGAGCATATAAATGCCTGTTGCAAGCCATAATAGCTAAACCCGTGCTTATCGAAGCATCATGCTTAGTTCTTTTGTTTATATCAAACTTAGCCCAGTCTTGTAGCGTATCGTTAAAATACATTGTACCATAATCGCCTTCACCTAAATGACCGACGTGGTTTTGTATGTACATTTCGATAGCGGCAGCGTGAGCTTGCTTGATATCTTCGCTTGAGTTTGGTATACCGCCAACTTCTTTTTCAGCAGTTGATAGTTTGTTCCATGATTTATCTGGTCTGTTCATACTATATCCCCTATAACCTCTACGGCGTAAATAGTATAGTAAACGTGGTTTGTTATTCTCAGCTAGTAACGGCATGCCATAAAATACAAGCGCCATTAATACGTCTTCAAAAAACATTTCTGCGGTTTGTGGTCTTGCTATGTATTCTAAGAAGAACGAACTCGGTGGTGCGTCTTCCATAGAAAATTTTGTAAGTCCGTGTAAAGCTCCTTTAGAACCGCGGCCATCAACCGTGCCGCTGATATCGTAACTATCGCAACCAAAGGCGCCAACATGATCGTTACCGGGATATTTAATTCCATTTTTGATTATTTGCCTATTTTGTAAATGAACCGGCGGCACCCAGCTTATTTTAAATCTACCTGTTGGATCTGGATTAAAAACCACTTTAGTGTCCTTAACACCGTTAACCCAACCAAAACTACCAGTAGTAACATGAGCACTGTGTCTACTACCTTCGTTAAAATCTATTTGTTCGTATATCTTTATTAGATTAAATATACTATTTTTAGTTTCATCTCTAAATGCATGCTCTTCAGTACGAGGAAACTGTCTGTAAAACTCGTTTAACGCGTCTTGATCATCACGTAAACCATCAGCTTCATTTTCCCAATGATCAATAACGCCTATGTCTATTAATTCACCGTCTGGTCCATGTCGTACATCATCACTTCCACAATTAAAGACTGGAAGTCCGTACTCGTCAATAAATCCTTCATAGTTCCATTCCATTGGGATAAAGAGAGAATAAAGCCCAGACTTCGTTTGTCCATTACGATTTCTTCGTGTGGCATCAGAATCATTGTATAGTTTTTTAAAGTTATCTCCACCCTTGTCAAGCGCGTTACTGGTACTACCCATTAAGCACTTACCAACGATTTTACTACCTAAACGTAAACACGTTTTAGTAACTCGCCAGTTGTTTAGTATGTTGTCAGGTCTTTCCCACTTACCACTCTCATCATGTACTAGCAGGCTAAGCTTTTCACCATCGTAACTATTATCACCGGTGTTCTTCCAGTCGATCGTAGTATCAAGACCTACTATTTCTTCAAGTTGCTCGTTACTCTGTATTTTTTTACGAGTAAACTTACTAGCCGGAACTCTATAAGCTAGCTCAGACTTTGGACGATCCATACCGTCTTGTATTGGCTTGAAAAAGAAAGGGTAGTTTATCGATATAGGTACAACCTTATCAGTAAACATTTTCTTTGCATCGGCACCAGACTTAGAGAGGATCCCATATCTACTATCACTCGATATAGTGGCTAAGTTAACTGTTTCAGCTGATGACATAAACGAGAAACCTGAACGACGGTTTTTAAGGTAGCACATTCCATAGCATCTCTTATCAGCTTTGCAGGCTTCCCAGAATATAAAGAATAGTCTGTTTGCCTCTCTAAAGTCTGGAGCTCCAACGTCAATTTTGCTCCATTGCAGATACATGTAGTGCGTACCTGTTATATACGTCGGCACACCTTTATTTGTAAACCAAAAGCCTTCGTCTCTACGTTTAAACTCTTCGTCAATATAGTCGTACCATTGTTCTTTTTGTTCTTCTGGATAATCTCTCCAGTCGAATATATTTTTTATACGGCTAAGCTCTTTTGGATACTCAGCTCTTACCCATTTGTCTTTTTTATGTCGAAGCACATTCCCGGTGGGCACTCTAGGCAGCGCAATTTGCAACCCTTGGATTTCAAGGATTTCACCGATTTGCCCAGTCTTTGATATAACGATGATATCATGGTCTTTATCATAACCGTATTTCCATTTTTTACCACGATTAAGCCTCGTGATAGTTGTTTTTTTAATTGGTTCTACAACCTTAACTAAATCTTGCTCGTACATTACTTAGATCTACCCTCAGCAAAACCTTTGAAGACACGCTCTTTCTTTTCTTCCGGAGACTTACCGTCTAGTAAGTTCTGCTCTTCTTGGATTCTGTTTAATATCTCGAAGGCGTCGAAGATAGCAAGCTTTTTCGTAGCAGCGGCATTCTTGAGTCTATCGGCTGATATATCATCATCCGAATCAACAATAGCTTCTTTAGCTACTTTGATTAATTCCTCAACCGCTCTGTGCCCAGCTTGGATTATATTCTTCTTCGTCTCCTTGATATTCATATTTAATTGTAATAAATTGCGACGGTATTCGGTATAATCGCTTACCATCAATCACGAACTCGCACTCTATGTTAGGCCTAAAACCTACGAGAGAGTTTAGCTCTGCTCTGCCATCAGTGTGTTTAACAATACCAACTAAAGGTTTTTCTGTTGTAGCGCTTAGTTTGCTATTGTCTTTAATAGGTTGCACAAAACAATAACCTTGTGGACATACCCACTCTTCATCACGCTTGTACAAGAATATTTGATCGTAGTTCGCGAAGTATCTATTCTCTTCGTAATACGATCTACTATTACGTTCACGTCCCTTTACATCGTGCCAACGTCTAAACACGTTAAAGTGCACTATAACCGTGTCACCTTCTTTAATGTCATAGCCAGTAAACCTTGGTACGGATACAACCTTAGCTAATCTATTAACGTGTGAGTGGTCTGATATATCAGTGTTAAGTATTAACTCTTTGTCTCCAACTTTAGTAGTGTTGTCGTATCGCTCTCCAATAGGCTCTACAATAAAGTTGTATAACGCCTGCATCAATATTCTAAATTATACTCTACAGATATTGCCATATTCTTATTAAAGTCTTTCCAAGGAATAACAGCTTTGTCTTTTCTAATGTATATAGAGTACTTTTCAGTTTCTTCTAAAATGTCACAGATAGTATGACCGCCATACACTTCCTGTCCAACAGAATAGTGCATGGCGTCATTTTTATAATCTTTACCTATTGTGATCTTACGAATCAGATGGTTCATCTTCTTGATAGTTTATAGTACCGTCTTGAATATTAATATCAAACGTACCATATTGTTCTTGGAACTCGTTTTGCATAACAGTTAACTGCTCTTGAATACCAGCCACATTGTGAAGTAGCATATGCTTACGTGTTTCCATTACGCCAAGCTCAAGTTGACCTCTATTGATTGTGTTTACAAGATCTTGAACTTTCTTTAGCTGTTCGTCAGTAATCTTTTCTGGCTTTAGGTCTACTACCTTATCTTTCTTTTTTCCCATAATTAAATTAAATTAAAATTGTTTATTGTTTATTTTTCAAAGTGCAATATAATCCTAATTGGATTTATATTGTATACTTTCTTGTCGTTAACACCCTCGTTTGCTAAATTAGCAGCCATAGTTATATCAGTCGTACCTGGTATAGCCAAGACAGTACCCATTAATCTATCGTTTTCATCGTGAACAATATCTCCAACCGCGAAACCTAGATCTGCATCTACGTCAGCTACATCTAAGTTAGCTTGGCCAGTACCAGGCGTACCGTCAACAGTACATCCTGAAGTAAGATCAAGAGCACCCGCGGCAAGACCAGCAACGTAAAATTTATCTACGCCGATATTACTACCAGAGTTTGGTTCAGGTTCTAGCACTAGCTCGCATGGAGATACATTTGTTGCGTATAAAGTTCTTACACCGAACCTGTCTGCCGCAACAAAAGGCATACCGCCAACAATATCTGTAGAAGCAAAGTTTGTAACTTCTGCGTTTACTGTACCAAGACTCGTCGGAGTAGCATCAGGCGCTGGTCCTTTAGCAAATAATAAATCTAGTCCATTAGCTGCTACTGATTGATCAGCGTCGTTTTTAGGTCGAATAATTACTGTAGCACCTAATAGCTTGCAAGCACCTCTAGGTACTTCAAAGCCTACCCAGTCAAAAACAATATCGCCCTCAGCAAACGCTGCGTTTAATTTAGACGCCGCTACGGTAGGTGATATGACTGATGAGTTAAAATATTTAGTTGTCATTTTTTTACTTTTTCTATAGATCTACCAGCAAAGTATGCACCAAACGCGGTTAGCATAAGTATCTGTAGCAAGTCTACATATGAATCTTTAACATTGAAAGGTAATGTATCTACGCTATCAAAAACCATTGTTAGCATGAACATACCCATTAAACATATAAGCGTCAACGGCCTAATCATCTTAGCTAGCTTTACATCGCTACCCATATCAGCTTTCCACCTTTCGCTTACGTTATTTTGAAAAGCAACCTCAGCATCTACAGCAGCCATGCCAGCCTCTGTATCTACCTCTGGATCTTTGTCAATAAGGTTTTTGACTACACCTAATGCTCCTGAGTCTGGTAGAAAGTCTCCTACTACGTCAAGAACGTTTGGCGCTTTGTTTTTAAGCCATTTACCTAGGCCTGTGTCTTTAATCTTTTTCATACTTTCTTTTCAGCTTTTACAGCGCGCTGCTCCCAAGGAAAAGCGTGGCTACCTTCATGGTGCCATTTACCATTGTATTTAATCTTGCCGTTTTTACGAGGATACGTACTGCCATTGTCTCTAACAAACGTAGGTCCATATGAAACTTTACCTTGTGCCATTTCTCTGGCATGTAAACCCTCATGCGCTACAGCTCTTCTATACAGCTCGCTACTAGGGCATACGTCTTTGTTTATAAGTATTTTACTACCATCAACAGCTTCTCCAATTACACCAGGCTCAAGGCTAACGTGATCAATTTGCATGCCTTGATTCGTGGTAGTAGTCTTTTTAGCTATACCAGGAAGAGCTGTGTTTCTTGGAGTAAACGGCATTATTTTTTGTACATCTTATTAGGGTTACCTTTACCTCCATCAGCTTTTGAAGCGTGAACTGCTTTACGCTGCGCAGCGCTTTTGTAACCTTTCATTGGGTGACTCATTTTATGAGCGCCATACTTTTTCATAGCGTGCCCCATATTTGTTGGAGGATTTCCTTCTTTCTTTGCTATTTCAGCTTTTAACTCTGGCGGTAAATTTGCTTCTTGCTTAGCACTCATCATAATAGGGTTTTTACCCTTACCGTACATTTTCATTGCGTGTGGACCTCCACCGCTTTTACCTGTAAAATTTGGCATGTTATCTGTCTTTATCTCGTATCATATCGTCTATAGCTTTATTGTAGACCTTATCTGTATACGATGTGTTGTTAAAAAATATGCTACGTTCAGAGGTCGGTAGATCTTCTTCGCCTAGCAATATGCGATATATTCGTGTTACTAGCTGTGAGCATTTAAACGACGTTTTAAATACAGAGTACTTAATACTTGTTCTGTTTCTATGTCGCCAAACCTCTATCCAGCCAGCTGATCGTAGTTTCTCCCACCTTTTCTTATCCCAAGAATATGTGTAAGCACCCTCGATAAATTCGTTGCGGGTAAATCTACCCTTGTGATCTAGATATATAAGTAGTTCTAGATCAGCATCAGTTAATCCATAAGTCTTACAGGCCCACTTACGCGTGAGCCTGTAGTACTTAAGGATATTCATATCACGCAAATCTTGCGCTGTTAATCGCATTTATTATGATGCGTCAACTACTGCAACTGAAGCACAAGCTGTAATGTTAGCGTGTAAAAACTTAGAGTTTTCACTATCAGCTACAACAATCATAGGAGCGTTAATAGCATTAGCACTAGCAATAGATCCAGCTAAAGCCTCCATTACCTCTTTATGTTTTCCAGAAGTAATAGTAAGGGCAATAACTGGTCTGTCTATACCTGAGTCTTCGTCTGATTCTTGACCAGCATCAAAGTAAACTCTAAGTGCAGTAGCTGTATGCATCTCAAAGTGAGATAACCTATCAGCAGGAAAGCAAGCTACTTCTTCAGTACCTGTTGTTGCGTCAGGAGCACCTGTTGCAAAGTATAAGAACTTTTTCATTTTGTTTAAATTTTTTAATTGTTAATTGTTTATTGATTTACCGTTTAAGGTTTGTGATTTAAGGTTTAGGTCTAATATATATATCACACGTTTAGCGAAGTAGTTACTCCACTAACACAACATCTCTTGCTCGGATTACATGGTACATTGTATCTGCCCAGGTTATACCATGCCCAGCGTGTTTGTCGTAATATATAATATCGTTATCCTTTAGGCCTTCCACTAGATTACCTGTAGAG